CCACGCACAGATTATTTCGGTCGGTTTGATTACTGGCCGGGTCGAGCTAATTCAAAGGAATTCAATCATGCCCAGAGGAGGGGCCCGCCCCGGGGCTGGGCGCAAGCCGAAAAACAGGGGTGACGCGCCCGGCGCGAAGCCTGCCGCGACCAAGACGGGCCACTCGCCGGCCGGCAAGAAGCTGCCCGGCACGCCTGCGGGCTGGCCGTTCGGCACGGAAGAACCTGCAGCCCCGGCACCTGCACCTGCCGAGCCGCCGGCGGCGCCTGAGGTCTCGGCGCTGTCGCCGCTGGACTACCTGCTCTCCGTCGTGCGCGACGTGGGGGCGGACGAGAAGACGAGGCTCCAGGCTGCGGCGATCGCCGCGCCGTTCGTGCATGCCAAGCCGGCGCCGATCGGAAAGAAAGAGCAGCGCCAGGAGGATGCCAAGAAGGTCGGCAGCAAGTTCGCCGCCTCGGCGCCGCCCAAGTTGGCAGCGGCCAACGGTAAGCGGATCTGATGGCCGAGTGGTCAACAGCCTGCCCGGACTGGGCGGCCCGGCTGCGGGCGGGTGAATCGATCATCCCTCCGCCCATCTTCCCGGAGCAGGCAGAGCAGGCCTTGGCCATCTTCCGTGAGCTGCGGATCGTCGATGCGCCGGGCTCACCCACCTTCGGCGAGTGCTGTGAGCAGTGGGTATTTGACCTGGTGGCTTCTGTATTTGGGGCCTACGACCAGGAAAGCGGTCGGCGGCTGATCACCGAGTGGTTCGTCTGCCTACCCAAGAAGAACTCGAAATCGACCCTGGCGGCCGGAATCATGATGACCGCCCTGATCCTGAACTGGCGTCGTTCGGCCGAGTTCACGATCCTCGCTCCGACGATCGAGATCGCCTCGAATTCGTTCAAGCCCGCCGAGGACATGTGCTCGGAGCAGATTGATGAAGAGTTGGCCGTGCTCATGCACGCGCAGACCCACGTCAAGACCATAACGAATCGCGATAGCGGCGCAACGCTGAAAGTAGTTGCCGCCGACGGCAAGACGGTCGGCGGAAAGAAGTCAGTCGGCACGCTGATAGACGAACTCTGGTTGTTCGGGAAAGAGGCCAGCGCTTCCAGCATGCTTCGCGAGGCCATCGGCGGCCTGGCGAGCCGGCCCGAGGGCTTCGTCATCTACCTGACGACGCAGTCGGACGACCCGCCGGCCGGCGTGTTCAAGCAGAAGTTGGGATATGCGCGCAAGGTGCGGGACGGTGAGATCGTCGACCGGAAGTTCGTTCCCATCATCTATGAGTTTCCGCCCGACATGGTCAAGCGGAATGAGCATCGGGACATCAAGAACTTCCCATTGGTGAACCCGAACTGGGGCCGATCTGTCGATGCCGAGTTCATCGAGCGTGAGTATGAGAAGGCAATAGAGGCCGGCGAGGAAGAGACTCGCGGCTTCCTGGCCAAGCATGGCAACGTCGAGATCGGCCTTGCCATGCGCTCCGATCGTTGGGCCGGGGCCGACTTTTGGGAGGCGGCTTCCGTCCCCGCCTTCACGCTCGACGAGATGATGGAGCGCTGCGAGGTCATCGTCTTCGGCATCGACGGCGGCGGCCTTGACGACCTGCTCGGCCTGCATGCGGTCGGGCGTGAGAAGGGCGGCGGCCGGATGATGACCTGGGCCCACGCCTGGGCTCACGAGATCGTGCTGCAGCGGCGCAAGGAGATCGCCTCCGTGCTGCTGGACTTCGAGAAGGACGGCGACCTGACCCTGGTCAAGAACCCGGGCGACGACGTCAAGGAAGTGGCCGACCTGGTCTGCAAGGTCAGAGACGCCAGCCTGCTGCCCGAGAAGATGGCGATCGGAGTCGACGCGGCTGGCATCGGGGACATCGTGGCCGAGCTCGTGACCGAAGAGCGCGGCATCACCATGGAACAGATCGTCGCGGTGCGCCAGGGCTACTCGCTCAACGGCGCGATCAAGAGCTGCGAACGGCAGGTGGCCGCGAAGACTCTGCTTCACGGCGGCAAGCGCCTCATGAACTGGTGCGTCGGAAATGCGCGGATCGAGGACAAGGGCAACGCCATCCTCGTGACGAAGCAGGCCTCCGGCAAGGCAAAGATTGACCCCCTCATGGCGTTGTTCGACGCCGTGAGCCTGATGGCATTGAACCCAGCGGCTGCTAACCATGCGCCCAGCATCCGATGGCTCTAAACCCCCTCACACCGCTGACTCGCATGGTCGCCGCGATCCGCTCGCGCTTTGGCCAGCCGTATCGCCGGTACGGGTTCTTTGGGCGCACGCAGGCCGGAGTCCATGTCAACCATGAGATCGCCGAGCAGGTTGCGGCGGTCTGGGCCTGCATGGACGTCATCGCCTCGTCGCTGTCGTCGAGCGATTGGAACGTCTATGCCGGCATCCGGAATGCCGCTGACAAGAAGGATCTGCCCAACGACGCGCTGCAGTACATCCTGAACACGCGCTTCAACCCGGAGATGACCGCCCAGGCCGGCAAGCGGGCGATGGGACTGGCGGCGGTTGGCTACGGGGCCGGCTATGCGGAGATCGAGCGCGACTTGTCGGGCCGCATCATCAACCTCTGGCCGATCATGCCGAGCCGCGTCGATCCCCGGCGCGATGCCGAGACCGGCGCTCTCTTCTACCGCGTCACGCAGGAAGGCGCCGGCGGGTTCGTTGACTTCGAGCCCGACGACCTCTTCATCATCCGCGGCGCGAGCCTTGTCGGCTTCGCTGGAGACGACCCAATCTCCCGCGGCATCCAGACGATCTCGACGGCGATCGCGCTCGACCAGTACGCCGCCGGGTTCTTCGGCAACGGCGCGCAGATGGGCACTGTGTTCACCTACAAGGGCAAGCTGGATGACGCCCACTACGCCCGCGTCAAGGAGCAGATCGAGAAGCGCCACTCGGGCGTGAAGAACGCCTTCCGCGCCGGCATCTTCGAAGGCAACGGCGAGTGGGACATCCACCAGACCGGTTCCGATGCCGAGAAGTCTCAGCTCGTCGCGGTCAAGTACACCTCGGTCGAGGAAATCTGCCGCATGTTCCGGGTGCCGCCGCACAAGATCGCCCACCTGCTACGCGCCACGAACAACAACATCGAACACCAGGGCCTGGAGTTCTCGCGCGACACGCTTCGCCCCTGGGTCAAGGAAATCGAGCAGGAGGCGGACTACAAGCTGATCGCCGCCCGCGGCCCGAGCAAATTCGTTGAGATCGATGTCGATTGGGCGGAGCAGGGCGACTACAAGTCCCGTGCCGAGGCCTATTCGACGCTGGTTGGCTGCGGTGCATTCTCGCCCAATGACGTGCTGCGCAAGCTCGGCGAGAACACCATCGGGAAGACCGGCGACATCCACTTCGTCAACGGCGCCGCAGTGCCGCTGGAGCACGTCGGCGAGAACTACCGAAACACGGGCACCCCGAGCACGCCCGAGGCTCCGGCCGATCCCAGCGTTGTGAAGCCGGATGCCCCGGCGCCGGCGCAGAAGACCGTCACTACGGCCTGGCTCGCCTCGGTCTATGCGCGCATCGAGCGCCGTTTCGACAACCGCGCCGCCGACCTCGAGCGAGCGGGGCATGCCGACTGGCAGAAGCAGGCGAGGGCATCGACCTTCGCCTACGCGGCCACCGAGGTCGCCGAATTGCGCGGGTCGCTCGGCGACCGCTACGAGGCTGCCCAGCAGTGGGCCATTGAAGTCATCAACGGGTGCGAGCCCAAGATTGCCGCGGCTGCGGCCATGGAACAAGCATGAAATTCTTTGCCAAGGCCAACGACACGCGCGGCGAGATCTACATCTACGAGGACATCGGCGAGGGCTGGTTCGGTGGCATCTCGGCGAAGTCCTTCAGCGATGCCATGCGAGAACTCGGGAAGGTCTCCGCTCTCGATGTCTACGTCAACAGCTACGGCGGATCCGTCTTTGACGGCATCGCGATCTACAACCAGATCAAGCGGTTCAACGGCGAGAAGGTTGTCCATATCGACGGCATCGCCGCCTCGATCGCCTCCGTCATCGCAATGGCCGGCGACGAGATCGTGATCGCCGCCAATGGCACGGTGATGATCCATGACCCCTGGGGAATGGCAGTGGGCACAGCCGACGAGATGCGCCAGTGCGCCGAATCCCTGGACCTGACCCGCGACACCATCCTGCAGACCTACGTCGATCGCACGAAGGGCGACTCCAAGAAGATCAGCGACTGGATGGCCGCCGAGTGCTGGATGAATGCCGACCAGGCCATCGAGCGCGGCTTCGCGGATCGCAAGGTCGGAGAGAAGCGCGTCGCCGCCGCGGCCTCGAAGGTCTGCGACAAGTTCAAGAACATGCCCGCTGACCTGAAGCGTCAGGCTCGGGCGCCCGCAACGCTGCTGGCGCGCATGGACATGCGCCTGCAAGCCCTGAACCGCCGGCCAGCCGGCGCCACCGCGTAACGGCCAGCCGAACGCGATTCCACCAAGCCGCCTTCGGGCGGCTTTTTCGTTTCCGAGTCTCTGAAAGGAACACCATGACTCGCTACAAGACCCAACTGGCCGTCACCGCTGCCGCTGTCGCGCTGGCTCTCGGCTTCTCGACCGTTTCCGCGGCCGCCTTCAACGACGGCGCCGCCGTCACCATCGAGTCCCTGCAGGACCGCCTGCTCGAACTGCGCGACCAAGCCAACAACATCCAGGCGCGCGCCGATGCCGAGCATCGCGAGCTGACCGAGGACGAGCAGACCGAGGTCGCCAAGATCTTCGATGCGTTCGAAGTCACCGAGGCCGACATCGAGCGCCGTCAGAAGCTCGAAGGCATCAACAGCAAGATGGCCGCCCCGGCCGGCCGCCGCTCGGAAGCCGACGGCGCCGCGGCGAACCCGCAGGCCGCCGCGAACCCGAACGCCTCGCGCGCCCAGATCGACGGTGCCACGCGTCGCGCCTCCGCGCCGGCCCAGCCGCGCAGCGCCGACACCGGCAAGTGGGGCTTCCGCTCCGCCGGCGAGTACTTCATGGCTGTCGTGAAGGGCTCGCAGAAGGCCGCAACGCCCGACCCCCGCCTGATCGCCAACGCCCCGACCTCCTACGGTTCGGAAGGCGTCGGCGCTGATGGTGGCTTCGCTGTCCCGCCCGACTTCCGCACGGAGATCGTCAAGCGCGTGATGGGCGAGGACTCGCTGCTGTCCCGCACGGACCAGATGACCACGAGCTCGAACTCGATCACGGTCCCGACCGACGAGACGACCCCATGGCAATCGAGCGGCGGCATCCAGGCCTACTGGGAGGCCGAGGCCGGCCAGCACACGCAGTCCAAGCCGAAGCTGACCGAGAAGACCGTCAAGGCCTGCAAGATCATCACGCTGGTGCCGATGACCGACGAGCTGCTGCAGGACGCGCCGTCGATGGCCGCCTACGTCAACTCGAAGGCTCCCGAGAAGATCGACTTTCGCGTCAACGACGCCATCGTGAACGGCGACGGCATCGGCAAGCCCCTGGGCTTCCTGCAGTCGGGCGCGCTGATCACGGTCGCGGGCGAAGGCGGCCAGTCGGCCGACACGGTGGTCTTCAACAACATCGTCAACATGTACACGCGCGCCACGGAGCAGACGCAGCGCACGGGCGTGTGGCTGGTCAACAGCGACGTGATGGCGCAGCTGATGACGATGCAGTTCCCCGGTACCGGCACGGCCGTTCCGGTCTACCTGCCCCCGGGCGGCCTGTCGGCCCAGCCCTACGGCACGCTGATGGGCCGTCCGGTCATCCCGACCGAGGCCGCCGCGGCCCTGGGCGATGTCGGCGACATCTCCTTCGTGGACCTGAAGCAGTACATGTCGGTCGTCAAGGCCGGCGGCCTGCGCCAGGACGTGTCCATCCACCTGTTCTTCGACTACGACATCACGGCCTTCCGGTTCGTGCTGCGCGTCGGCGGCCAGCCGTGGTGGAACGCCCCGATCACGCGCAACAAGGGCACCAGCCGCTCGCCCTTCGTCACGCTCGCCGCGCGCTGATCCGCCGCCCACTGAACCCAAGGCCCTTCGGGGCCTTACCCATCTCTGAAAGGTACTCACTATGAACAACCTTCCCAGCGAACTGATCGCGGTCGCCGCGCTCAACGTCCCGGGTGCCAAGGTCGCCGGCGCCTCCTACTCGGCATGCGTCGATGCCTCGCGCTACGAGAGCCTGATGGCGATCATCGCCACCGGCACGCTCGGCGCCAGCGCGACCCTGGATGCCAAGCTCCAGCAGTGCGATGACAGCACCGGCACCAACCCGACCGACGTCACGGGCGCGGCCCTGACCCAGATCGTCAAGGCCTCCGGCGACAGCAAGACCGCCGTCATCAACCTGAGCACGGCCTCCAAGGCGCTGACGAAGCGCTGGGTCCGCCTGGCGATCACGATCGGCACGGCGACCTCGGATGCCGGCGGCCTGCTGCTCGGCTTCGGCGCGAAGTACATCCCGGCGTCGGATGGCAATCCGGCCGCCAACGTGCAGATCGTGTCGGTGCTGTGATGAAGACGATCCGCTTTCTCGAAAGGCGGACCGTCGACTACATGGACGGTGCGGGCGAGTTGATCTATGAGGTCGACTCCGTCCACACCCTCCGTGACGACAAGGCCCAGCGTTGGGTGACGCGAGGCGCGGCCGTGTTCGTCGATGACGAGCCTGCCGGCGAATCCGTGCCCGAGCCGCAAGAGCCCGCCGACGCTGCCCCGGCGCCCGACGCGACCACGTCCAGTCGCGGCAAAAAGACTGCCCAACAGAAGTAATCCGAGACCTACTGACTTCGGCTGTCATGAACATCGAACTCATCACCCCGCCGACCATCGAGCCGGTGACGGTGGCAGAGGCCTTCTTCCATCTGAAGCTCTCGGCCGACCCGACCGCCGATGTCAGCGCAGAGCCCCAATACGCCGAGGTCGAGCGCTTCATCACGGCGGCCCGCGAGGACTGCGAGCGCCGCACCCGTCGCGCCTTCGTGCAGCAGACCCTCAAGCTCACCATGGGTCCGCCGCGTCGCGAGGGTGAGCGCAGAGGCTGGGACTGGTTCATTGCCGGCGGCGCCTGCGCATGGGGTGACATCGAGCTGCTCCGTCCGCCGCTGATCTCCGTCACCGCCGTCCGCTATTACGACGAATCGAACCAGCTGCAGACCGTCGACGAGGCCTCCTACTTCGTCGAGTCCGGCCTGGTGTCGGCGGTTCGCTTCATCTCCAGCTTTGAGGCGCCACCGACCTACATCCGCAAGGATGCGATCCAGGTTGAGTACGTCGCCGGCTATGCACCGGTCGGTGAAGACCTTGCGACCAACGTTCCGGCCGCGATCAAGTCGGCAATCCTGCTGGGCGTCCAATTGCAGTTCGACAAGCTGATGCCGAACGAGCGCGCGGCCATCGAGAACTCCCGCGACGCCCTGCTTGGCGGCTTCGAGATCAAGACCTTCTGATGGACAGCAGGGGACTGAATCGGCTGGTGACCATCAAGGCGATGGGAACCGGCCAGGACGAGGCTGGCCAGCCGGTTGTGACTTGGACCGCCGTCGCACCGGTGTGGGCCAACATCCTCCACAAGAACGGCGCCGAATCGCTGCGCGCCGACAAGGACACCTCCATCGTCCAGGCCAGCATCCGCATCCGCCGCCGCACCGACGTGACGGCCGCCATGCGGGTCTACCACGGCGCCGAGGTCTACGAGATCAAGGCGGTCCTGCCCGACGAGGTTGACCGCGACCACATCGACCTTGTGTGCGAGGCCATCTATGGGTGACTTCCTGCGCGTCGGCTATGACGACAGCAGCGCCATCGCGTTTCTGGACGGCCTTGTCGAGGCTTCGAATGTCGCAGTTCGCCCGGCGGCCCAGGCCGGTGCGCAGATCCTGTACGACGAGGCCCGCATCCGCTGCCCGGTCTCGGCCGACGCGCACTTCTTCTACGGCACCAGCTACAAGAAGACCGGTCAGCGGTACTTCTTCGAGCCCGGCTCGCTCAGGGCGTCGATCTACCAGGTCTATTCCGTCGACAACAGCAGCGAGACGCGAGCGACCTACCACGTCGCCTGGAACCACCAGAAGGTGCCCTACGGCTTCATGGTCGAGTTCGGCACCAGCCGCGCGCCGGCTAAGCCATTCCTGCGCCCGGCCTGGGAGTCTGCCCACATCGCGGCCATCGACCAGGCGCTCAACACCTACGCGCAACTCATGAGCAAGGTGCTGCAGTGAGCCTCGAGGGAAAGCTCTTCACCGCGCTGACCGGGCTGGTCGGCGGCCGGGTCTACCCCGACGTTGCGCCTACCGGCGCCGTGACGCCATTCCTGGTCTATCAGCAAGTCGGCGGCGCGGCCCCGACCTACGTCGAGAACGACACGCCCAACATCCGCAACGCCCGCTTGCAGGTCGCGGTTTGGGCAGACACCCGCCTCGCCGCCTCGTCGCTGGCCTTGCAGGTCGAGGCCACGCTCAAGGCGAGCACCGCCCTGCAGTCCGATCCCATCGGCGCCTTCGTGAGCGACTACGAGAACGACACGCGCCTGTTCGGCACCAGACAGGACTTCTCCATCTGGGACGCGCGCTAGCCCTCCAGACCCTGTTCCCAGGCCGCCCTTGAGGCGGCTTTTTCTTTGCCCGCGAGGGCCAAAACCCGACCCGCTGCTGCGGGTCTTTTCACTTCTGAAAGGCCCTCACCATGGCTCAAGTCCCCACCGGAACCACGTTCCACACTGTCCAGGCTTCCGACTACGGCGCCTCCAAGACGACCACCATCGTCAGCAACGCGACCGAGGCCGTCGTCACCAGCGTTGCCCACGGCTACGCCAACGGAGACGTCGTCGAGATCTCGAGCGGCTGGGGGCGGCTGCATCTGCGCGTGTTCGAGATCAAGAGCATCACGACGGACACGTTCGTGCTCAAGGGCTTCGACACCACCGACACCAACCTCTTCCCCGCCGGCGCCGGTATCGGCAGCGTGCGCGAGATCACCGCGTTCACGCAGATCGTCCAGGTGCTGGATGCCAAGTCCAGCGGCGGCGACCCGAAGGACGTCGAGTTCCGCTACGTCGAGTCCGACGTGGACACCTCGATCAACGACGGCTTCAGCGCCGTGAAGTACACGCTGGAGCTCGACGCCGACTCCATCGGTACCGCCGGCTACATCGCCGTGAAGGGACTGACCAGCGTGCAGACGCTGAGCTGCCTCAAGATGCGCGGCCGTGACGGCGCCCGGATCTACATCCCGGCCAAGGTCGCGCTGAACGAGAACGTCCAGCTCACCGGCGGCCAGGTCAACCGCGTCGTCTGCGCCTTCAACGGCCAGAACCAGCCGACGCGCTACGCCGCCGGCGCCTGATCTCCACCTTCCTCAACCGCCCCGCGCCGCCCCGACTTTCTAGGCCGGGCGGCGCTCTTCTTTGGAGTCCCCATCAATGGCCGCCAGCAGCAAACCCCGCATTTCCCTCGATCCCGCCCCGCGCTTCGAGGCCGAGGTGCCCATCCCCCAACCCGACCGCTCGCCCGTCGAGGTCACCTTCACGTTCAAGCACCGCGACCGCGAGCAACTCAGCGCGTGGATCGAGAGCCTGGAGGGCCGCGAAGGCACCGCCCTCGAAAAGGACGTGGCGATGGTCATGGACGTGGCCGACGGCTGGGAACTCGCCGAGCCCTTCAACGCCGACAACGTGCGCCGCCTGCTGGTCGCCCACTCGCCTGCCGCCGCCGCCCTGTATCTGACCTACGTGCAGAGCCTGCGCCTGGGTAAGCAAAAAAACTGATCGCCGCGGCTCAGGCTCTATGCGCACCTGAGCCTGAGATCGCGGCCGGCTTCACGCGCGAGGACTACGAGACCGACCCGGTCGGCGTCTGGCCCGACAACATCCAGACGGTCAACGTCTTCGTCGTCATGTGCACGCAGTGGCGCAGAGCCGGCATGACCGGCCAGCCCTGCGGCTTCGACTACGCCGCTCTCCCTGAGGTCTGGCGTCGCACCAAGACCCCCATCCATCGCCGAGACGAGATCTTCGACGAGTTGCGCCTCATGGAAGGCGCGGCTCTCGAAGTGATGCGTCCGACTTCTGACTGAGCCCAGCCTATGAGCGATCAATCCGGCAACAGCGTCGGCGCAGCCAAGCTCTCAATCACCGCTGACGCCAGTGGTGTCGAGACCGGCGTCAGCGGCGCCAAGCGCACGCTGGCCAGCCTGGAGCAGGCCTCCGTCCAGACTGGCAAGAATGCCAGCCAAGGGCTCGCGAAGATCGGCGACGGCGCGGCCGAGGCGGCACGTAAGGCCGAGCAGGCCACGCGCAACATTCAGAACTCCATCGAGCGCCTGATCGCGAGGGAGAAGGCTGGCGCTGTCGGCACGTCGAGCTTCTTCGAAGCCCTGGCTGGCACGCGCGGGGCCAACGTCGATGCGCTGAGGCCGTACCTCGATCAGCTCGATCAACTGCAGGCCAAGCAGCGTGCGGCGCAGGAATTGTCGTCCTCCGCCTTGTTCGGCCAGCAGCATGCCTCCGCGCAGCAGCTCGTCCGCGACGCCGAGTACGTGGGCTTCTGGACGCGCGCACTCGAAGAGAAGGACAGCGTCGAGAAGGAGGCGGCTGCGACCGTGCTCTTCGAGCGCGAGCACCAGGCTGCCGCACAACTCGTTCGCGACGCCGAGTACATCCAGTTCTGGAACAACGCCCTCATCGAGAAGGAGTCGGCCGAGAAGGACGCGAAGGCGGCCGCCCTGTTCGAACAGGAGCATGCCGCCGCGAAGCAGCTGGTCAAAGATGCCGAATACGTTCGGTTCTGGAACGAGGCTCTGGCCGAAAAGGACGCGGCCGAGAAGACGAGCGCGACGCAGAACAACTTCATCAACAACCTGCGCCAGTCCGCCGATTCCATCGGCAAGAGCCGCGCCGACCTGCTCGAACTGCAGGCCGCCCAGCTCGGCGTCACGAATCAGGCCTCCCCGTTCATCGCCAAGCTGCGCGAGTCCGAGAAGGCGATCACCGCGACCGGGAAATCGGCCGGCGAGATGGCGTGGGCTGTGCGCCAGATCCCGGCGCAGTTCACCGACATCGTCACAGGGCTCGCGACCGGCCAAAGGCCGCTGACCGTGCTTCTGCAGCAGGGAGGACAGCTCAAAGACGTGTTCGGTGGCATCGGCCCGGCCGTGCGCGCCGTGAGTGGCTATGTCGCCAGCCTCGTCGGCCCGTTCACTCTCGCTGCCGGCGCCGTCGGTGGGCTTGCGCTGGCCTACTACCAAGGCACCAAGGAGACCGACAACTTCGTCAAGTCTCTGGCGCTGTCGGGAAATCAGGTCGGGGCCACCGCCAAGCAACTCAACGAGATGGCGCGCGCCATCCGCGACCTTGGAGATGGAACGCAGGGCAGGGCCGCCGAGGTGCTGGCTGCCATCGCGACCGACGCGCACCTCAGTGCGGACCAACTTCTCTCCGTCGCCGATGCCGCGATCCGCCTTGAGCGTGTTGGCGGCCCGGCCGCCGAGAACACCGCCAAGATGTTCGCGGAAATCGGCCGCAGTCCGGTCGAGGCGGCGCTCAAGTACAACCAGGCGCTGAACTTCCTGACGCCGGCCATCTACTCGCAGATCAAGGCGCTGCAGGAGCAAGGTCGCACGCAGGAGGCCGCGCGCGTGGCGCAGGAGGCGCTGCTCGCCGCCACGGCCAAGCAGACCAAGCAGATCGGCGAGAACCTCGGCTACCTCGAGCGGTTGGCGAAGTTCACCGCCGACGGCTTCAAAGGCATGTGGGACAGCCTGCTCGACGTGGGTCGGCCCGAGGGCGAGCTCTCGAAGAAGTTCCAGGCGGTCGGCGATTACCTCCAGCACCTGCGCGACATGGCTGGCATCGCTGCTGTTGTGCCGGCCGGAGTAGTGCCGCTGGTCAATGCTGGCGCCAACATTGGCGGCAATGCAGCGGCTCGCGAGGCTGCGGCCAGGGAAGAGGCCGAGAACGCACGAAAGAAGCTGCTCGCCACCGAGGGCCTTGCCGAACTCGACAAGCAGGCCGACCAGTTCCTTCCGCGGCGCATCGCAATGGAGCGCGAGCTCGCCCAGGTGCGCGAGAACGCTCAGAAGGCGCTCGGCTCCCCGGGCCTCGATGCGGCGACGCGGTCGCGAATCCTCGCTCAGCAGGCTTTGGCAGAGAAGGGAATCCGCGAGAGGTTCGATCCTGGCGTCTTCGCCGCTCAGCAACAAAGCGGCATCGCGGCTGTCGAGCGTCAACTCGGCAAACTAACCGCCGTCTACTCAGCCGCCGAATCCATCCTTGAAGCGCAGCGCGCCGCCGGCCTTGTCAGCGAGCGCGACTATTACGAGCAGAAGCAGGAATTCATCCAGAAGGACTTGGATGCCCAGGTGGCGGCTCTCACGGCTCGCAACAAGTTCCTTCATCGAGAACTTGACGACGACAAACTGACCACGGCGCAGCGCATCTCGAAGCGCGACGAGATCGCCGACAACATCGCCAAGATCAGCGAGTTGAGCACCAAGGCCGCGGCGTCGACCATCATTCTCTCGGCCCAAGAGGCCGCTGCGATCAACGCCATCGCGCGGGCCTACCAGGAAGCCCGCCAGGCCGCGCAGGACTTTCTCGACATCCAGAGCCGCACCCAGACGCGCGAGCTGAGCCTCTTCAGCGCGAGCGATGCCGAACGCCAACGCGAGCAGGGCCGAGCGCAGATCGACGACCGCTATGAGCAAGAGCGCCGCCGCATCGAGAACGAGCGCACGCTGCTCTCGATCCAGCAGCCTGCCGGCCTCAACGAAGACCAGAAGAAGCGCTTCAACGACCTGCTCGAACTGAACCGCGAATTCCAGGCCAAGGCGCTGGAGTCCTACGACGCCTACACCCAGTCTCGCCTCGACCTTGAAGGCCGCTGGGAGCAGGGCGCCATCCGCGCGTTCGCCAACTACCGCGACAACGCCGCCAACATTGCCGGCCAGACCGAGCAGGCCGTCAGCAATGCCTTCCAGGGCATGGAGGATGCCCTCGTCACCTTCGTCACCACCGGAAAGCTCGACTACAAGAGCCTGGCGAACTCCATCGTCGCCGACATTACCCGGATCATCATCAAGCAGCAGCTCAGCAATGCGCTGGGCGTGGCCGGTGTTGGAGGATCTGGCGCCGGCGGCATCTTCGGCTCGCTCATCGGCGCGCTGGGCAGCTTCCTTGGCGGCGGCCTCACGGTCGACGGCAGCGTGGCTGGCGCCGCCGGCGGCATCAATGGCGGCTCGTACCTGCCCGACGCCCTGCGCGGCGGCCGCGCCAACGGTGGCCCGGTGGACGCCGGCGGCCTCTACCGCGTCAACGAGAACGGCCCCGAGCTCCTGACCATCGGCCGCAGCCAGTACCTCATGATGGGTCCGCAGGGCGGCTCCGTCACGCCGAACGCCGGCAAGGGTGGCGGTCAAGTCATCCACCTGAACGTCTCGGTCCAGGCTGAGCGCGGCATGACGCGGGAGACCGCAATGCAGCGCGGCCTTGAAGCCGGCCGGGCCGCTCAGCGTGCATTCGCGAGGAACGGCTGATGGCCTTCTTTGAAGCCCTGTTCCCGCCGCGCATCTCGGCCAACGCCCAGGGTGGGCCGCGCTTCATCACCGAGAAGGCCTACACAGCTTCCGGTCGGCGCAGCACCAACCGGCTCGCCGCGCTCCCGCTGGCTGATTACGCCATCGATCACCCGGTGCGCGAGGCCGCCGACTTCGAAGAGCTGCGCGCCTTCTTCTACGTTGTCGGCGGGGATGCGGACGGGTTCCGCTTCAAGGACTGGAGCGACTTCGTCCTGACCGATGCCAACAGCCGGCTCGATCTCGTGTCCGGCACGACATGGCAGATCGAGCGCCTCTACACCTTCGGGGCGCGCACGCTCGCACGGCCCATCCAGAAACCTGTTGCCGGGGCCGTCGTGCATCGCCTGCGCGGTATGACACATAGCACCGTCACCACAACCGTGGACTCGACGACGGGGCAATGCGTCATCGGGGATCACGTTGACGGCGACACCTACACGGCCGTCGGCCAGTTCCATGTTCCTGTCGCCTTCAAAGACCCGAAAGCGGTCTGGAAGTTCATCGGCGGCTCGCGCGGTCTGACCGAGTGGACCGGCATCGATCTCGAAGAGTTCCGCCTTTGAAAGTCATCCCCATCGCACTCGCCGCGCACTACGCGACCGGCGGGACGACGCTCGCCCGCATCTGGACCTGCACCCGTCGTGACGGTCAGGTCTTCGGGTTCACGGACCACGACCGATCCATCACCGTCGGCGGTGTCGGCTATGAACCTCGCTCTGGCTTCACGGCCAGCGCCCTCAAGTCAGCCTCCGACTTCAGCATCGACAACCTCGAGCTTGACGGCCTGCTCGAAAGCGATGCCATCACCTCCGAGGACATCGAGGCCGGACTGTGGGACGGTGCCACGATCCGGTTCGCCGAGCTGAACTGGTCCGACGTCTCGATGGGCATGAATGTCCTGAGGGATGGCAGCATCGGCGAGATCCAGCGCGAAGGCCTGACCTACAAGGCCGAGCTGCGCGGCAAGCTGCACAAGCTTCAAAACAACGTCGGCCGCGTTGTCACTCCGTCCTGCGATGCCCAACTCGGCGACTCGCGCTGCACGGTCGACATCGAGGCCTTGCGCGCCGCTGGTGCGGTCACTGCCGTCACCGATGGTCGGCACTTCACCGCCTCGGGATTTGCGGCCTACGACGGCTACTTCGCCTTCGGCGTCCTGACCTGGGTCACCGGCGCGAACGCCGGCATGAGCATGGAAGTCCGCGCCTACACGGATCCCGGGCATTTCGAGCTGCAGATCGAGATGCCGCATCCCGTCCTGCCTGACGACACCTTCACGGTGGTCCCGGGCTGTGATCGATCCAAGGCGGTCTGCATCGCCAAGTTCAACAACATCCTCAACTTCCGCGGCTTCAGCTTCGTGCCAGGCACGGACAAGACGCTGCTCGTGGGAGGCCAGTGATGACCCTGCGCGATCGCATCGTCACCGAGGCCCGCGAATGGGTCGGAACGTCCTATCAGCATCAGGTCGGCATCAAGGGCGTGGCCGTCGACTGCATCCACCTTGTCATCGGCGTGCTGCAGCAGATCGGCGCCGTCGCGCCCGACTGGTGGCAAAACGAAGGCGCGGCCTACGCCGCCTACGGACGCACGTCTGGCGCCGACATCATGCGCACGGCGATGCGCAAGCATTTGCGCGAGATCGACGTCGCCGAGGCCCAGGCCGGTGATGTGATCTACATGAGCTTCGGTGATGGCCTGCACCATGCCGGGTTCCTGGCCGACTACCGCCACGGCGGCTTGTCCGTCATCCACGCATTGAGCAGGGCCGAGAAGGTCACCGAGCACCGTCTCGACGCGACCTGGCGCGGCTACATCAAGGCGGCCTTTGTTGTGCCGGAGGTCTGCTGATGGCGCGCCTTGCACTTGGTCTGGCCGGCGCGGCGATCGGCTTCGCAACTGGCATCCCCGGAGCTGCCTCGGCTGGATGGATCGCTGGCACGATGCTTGGCGGTCTATTTGAGCCGCCCATGCAGGGGCCGCGCCTCGGCGACCTGCAGGTGCAACTGAGCACCTACGGCGCTTCCATCCCGATCACCTACGGTGGCGACCGGGTGACGGGCAACGTCATCTGGTCGACGGACCTCGTCGAGCACTCCGAGACTACGAGCGCCAAGGGCGGCCCGAGCGTCGAGAACCACACCTACACGGTAAGTTGCGCGGTGATCGTCAACGGCCGCCGCATCGGTGGCGTGCGCAAGATCTGGGCCGACGCGAAGCTGGTCTACGACATCAGCGACGGATCCGACGGCGCGACCCAGGCGGCGAGCAACGCCTTTGGCTCGCACATGACGGTCTACCTCGGAACCGAGGACCAACTGCCCGATCCGACGATCGAGGCCCATGAGGGCGTCGGCAATGTGGAAGCCTACCGCGGCGTCGCCTATGTCGTGTTCAGCAACTTGCCGCTTGCTGATTATGGCAACCGACTGCCGCAGTTCTCGTTTGAGCTCACGGACGGCGCAGTCACGACCAGCGATTTCGAAATCTTCCAGCCGGAGGCCGTCGGCCCCTGGGGGATCAGCGAAGACGGAGCTCCGCAGCATTCAGTCGGCCCAAGCACATTCAGCGGAGCCACATTCAACGATCCTTCGCACCTGGGCTCCCCCGCGTCGATC